CTAATTATTCAATTCAGCTAGATGGTGCTACTACGTACCTCATCGAATGGTAAAAGCATGTGGAATAAAACAAATAAGCACTTAGAATTTGTAATTGCGTTTTTGAGGAAAGAAGGGGAGAAGCGTGGGACAGCCAAAAGGGAAGAAAAACCCGATTACGCCGCAGGAACTGGAGCTTTTCAAACGATCAGTACATATCGGGGATAAGCTCAAATACCGGGAAAGAGTGTGTGATGAAATAGCCGGTGTATGCATGATTAAGTTTCGAAAAATGGAAGTTGTTGGGATATACCCACACATTGTTATTCTGCGCGGTAAGAATAAATATGGGATCACGATAGAGAGAAGCATGACCTGGCAGGAGGCTTGCATTATCAATTCGAACAGACCCCAGGAGCATTTGGATGAAGAGATCAGGAAAAGGGCAGAGTCAGATGCCAAAGGCTGTACAAAAGTAATTCTGGAATTATTTGATATGGGATTAACCAAAGTCGAAATCGCAAAGCAGACAGGTTACAGCTACGATAAAGTCAAGGCCGTGACTGCCACGAGAGGAAAAAATTGTCTTAAAAAACTGGATTACGGAAAGATAATTAGCCTCCGGAAGCAGGGATTTTCATACAGGGTAATTTCAGAAAAAACCGGAGCCAGTGAAAGCTCTGTCAGAAGAATATTGAAAAAGGAGAAAGTCAAATGATTGCAGATAGCGGAAATAGAACAAAGTTTTCAACAGGTGCGGTTCGTGATTGTAAGGATGGCGTTGGCAGGATGGACTTGCTTCCGATGACAGCTATTATTGAGCTTTCTAAGCACTGCGAGGAAGGCGCAAAGAAATATGGGGAGCACAATGTTGATAAGGGAATCCCTCAGCATAGTCTCTGCGATTCCGGAATGAGGCATCTGGTCAAATACATGAGAGGCGATACAGACGAAGATCATCTTCGGGCGGCTTGCTGGAACCTGATGTGGGCGCTTGAACAGAGGGAAAGACGTCCTGATATGATAGATCTGTACGGGCATGAGAGTAAAGAGAAACGACATTGCAGCAACTGTATGAATGAATACGTTTGTAACTGGGAACCGGCAAAATATAGGGGATATTGTAAAAATTGGAAGCCAGACAAGAGGTGACATAATGAGCAAGAGAAGAAACGGAACCAATCGCGCCGGAGCATTAACCGGGGGAAGTCGGTGGACAGGATTTGCAAGACCTGTCAAAAGAAATTTCAATTTAGAGGAATATAACAGAAAAGTGAAAGATAAGTGCCGAGTAGTTTGCTCAGAAAGAGGATGAAATCCGTATGGATTATTTAGATTTTTTGAAAACCAAAATAGAAATCGCGGTAGACAGCGGTTTTGTTGTAGATCAGGAAGAAATTAATCCAGCACTTAAACCACACCAGAAAGATGCAGTAATTTGGGCGTTAAAGGGCGGACGCAGGGCCTTATTTGAAAACTTTGGAATGGGAAAAACCATACAGGAAATCGAATTTTGCTATCAGGCAGTGCGCCGGTTTAGTGGTAAAGCACTGATCGTATGCCCGTTAGGAGTTAAGCAGGAGTTCCAGAGGGATGCTGTGAAGCTTCTGGGATATAAAGAACCGGTATATGTTCGGAATATGGATGAGGTCATGGAAGCGGAAGGAGATATCCTGATTACGAATTATGAGCGTGTCAGGGATGGAGATATCCAGCCGGATTATTTTACTGCAACAAGTCTGGATGAAGCTTCCGTCTTACGGAGTTTTGGCAGCAAGACCTATCAGACGTTCCTGGATAAATTCAAGAGTGTGCCTTACAAACTGGTAGCCACGGCAACGCCATCTCCGAACAAATACAAGGAGCTGATCCATTATGCCGGATACCTGGAAATAATGGATACAGGACAGGCGTTGACACGGTTTTTTCAAAGGGATTCCACGAAAGCGAATAACCTGACGCTGTATCCAAATCAGGAGGACGAGTTTTGGCTGTGGGTAAGTAGCTGGGCGCTGTTTATCACAAAACCTTCAGATGTCAATCCGAAGTATTCTGATGATGGGTATGTTCTTCCGCCACTGGATGTCAGATGGCATGAACTCCCTGTACATTATGGGGACGCAACAGATCGGGATGGGCAGTTTGAATTATTCAAAGAAGCTGCAGCAGGATTAAAAGAAGCAGCACAGGTGAAACGGGAGAGCATTGATTCCAGAGTGCAGAAGATGAAAGAGATTGTGGATTCTGATCCGGATGCACATTTTATCCTCTGGCATGATCTGGAAGATGAAAGAAAAGCCATTAAGGCTGCGATACCTGAAACGGTGGATATTTACGGGTCTCAGGATTATGAAATCCGAGAAAAGCGAGTGATTGATTTCTCAGAAGGAAAAACGAGGCTGTTTGCTACCAAGAAGGAGCTTTCCGGATCCGGGTGCAACTTCCAGAGATGCTGCCACAGAGAAATTTTCCTTGGAATTGATTATGAGTTTAATGACTTCATCCAGGCAATTCACCGGTGCTATAGATTCCTCCAGACCGAACCTGTAATTATTGACATTATCTATATGGAAAATGAGCGGCAGATTAAAGATGCATTACTGGAAAAGTGGAAAAATCACGATCATATGGTACAGAAGATGGTCGAGATTGTTAAGAAGTACGGCCTTTCAGGAGTCGGGAAAGAAAAACGCCTGGAGCGGAAGATGGGAGTTGAAACAGTGCGAGTAAAGGGAAAGAAATACACGGCCGTACATGATGACTGTGTGGAAGAAACCAAAAGAATGGAGACTGACAGTGTTGATCTGATTCATACGTCAATCCCGTTTGGAAACCATTATGAGTACAGCGCAAATTACAATGATTTTGGACACAACCAGAATACAGAGAGATTCTTTGAACAGATGGATTTTCTTACACCAGAACTCCTGCGCGTGCTTAAGCCAGGCAGAGTAGCAGCCATACATGTGAAGGACAGAGTGCTTTTTGGGAATACAACGGGAACTGGAATGCCAACAATAGAACCGTTCCATGCGTTATGCATTGAGCATTATATGAAACATGGTTTTCAGTATTTTGGCATGATAACGGTTGTGACAGACGTTGTGAGGGAGAACAACCAGACATACCGGCTGGGATGGACAGAACAGTGCAAGGACGGCTCAAAGATGGGTGTTGGGTGTCCGGAATACATACTTCTGTTTCGAAAATTGCCGACAGACCGGTCAACGGCTTATGCGGATGATCCGGTGAAAAAGAGCAAGGATGAATATACCCGCGCTCAGTGGCAGATTGATGCTCATGCATATTGGCGCAGCTCAGGAGATCGGCTTGTGAGGAAAGAAGAACTTGAACAATGCTCAGTTGATAATTTACAAGCGGTTTACCGTGCATACAGCAAGGATCATGTGTACAGCTATGAAGATCATGTATCTTTGGCAAAGCATCTGGATAAAAACGGAAAGCTCCCGGCCACGTTTATGGTGGTAGCACCCGGAAGCTGGACTTGGGAAGTGTGGGACGATATAAACCGAATGAAAACGCTCAATACAACCCAGAGCAGAAGGAGGGCGCAGCTCCATGTATGCCTTGCAGAAGGAACGTTGGTCCTGACAAAGGAAGGTTATAAACCAATCGAAAAAGTACAGGTAGGAGATTTGGTTCTGACCCATAAAGGAAACTGGAAGCCGGTTATAGCAAAGTCATGCACCGGGACAAAGGAAACTATACAGACAAAAGCGCAGGGAGTGGCAAGGCTTATAACTACACCAGAACATAAATTATGGGCAAAGAAGACGGATTACGCCAGACCAAAATATGGGCTAAATAAAGCAACCGCAGAATGGGTTGAAGCTAAAAATCTCCCTGGAGGATACTGCAACCTTAAACTTCCGAATGTGGAAGAGAGCCTACTTAATGAGCAAGAATGGTGGATTATAGGGAGATATCTTGCAGATGGTCATAAGGGAACGCGAGGAGACTTCTTTATCAGCGTCGGAAAGAGTAAAGTAGCAGAATTTGAGCAAAAGGCTGCTGGAAAATATGGTGCATGCGGGGAACGTGACGCGCTCCAGTACAGGCTAATTAACCTTAGTGAACCGCTTAAAAATATGCTTCGAAAATGCGGACGCGGAGCGGAAAACAAACAGGTTCCTGTTGAAGGATTATGTCTTAACCGGGAATTGTCAGAAGCGTTATTAAGTGGATATTTATCAGGTGACGGAAACATAACCGGTAATTGCACATCGGCCACATCTGTATCGAGGGCTTTACTTTTGGGAATGGCAATGGTGGCTCAAAGGGCAAAAAATGTTATAGCATCTGTATATGCTGGAAGAGAAGAACGGGACAGCGAAATTCTTGGAAGGAAGGTGCATTGCCAGCAGGAGTGGGTAATGTCATGGAGAGATTCAGTACATCACCACGAGGGTGAAATTATGGAAGATGGCGCATGGAAAAAAGTTAAGCAGTATGAAAAAATGGGCGTTCGCGAAGTGTGGAGCATACAAGTAGCGGATGATGCCAGCTATACCGCGGAGGGATGTATTGTAAAGAATTGTCCTCTTCAGCTAGATATCGTACAGAGAATTATCAACAGATACAGCAACGGAGGAGATCTTGTCTATGATCCGTTTGGAGGTCTTATGACGGTGCCTTACATGGCTGTAAAGATGGGGCGCAGGGGGTATGGATGTGAACTAAACCCGGATTATTTCCGGGATGGCGTGGGGTATCTGCAGGCGGCAGAAGATGAGATTGAAGCGCCTACATTATTCGATTACATGCCGGATGTGATTGGATTATAAAGCAATATACATAAAAAACAGAAAGGAGACCGGAGCCGCTGGCCAGCGTAAAGGATATCCTGGCTCCTTTCGAAACATTATGGAACAATTGAGTTTTATCGATGCCGAGGAGATGGAAGTATCGGAAATCACGGAACGGACAGAAGCGGAACAGAAAGAATTTGAGGAGTGGAGGCAGAAAAAGAAGGAAGCAAAAGCGAGATTTACAGCAATGCAGAATCTACCTTATGAGGTCAAAGTAAAACGAGCAGAACTCAGAGCGATTGAGTTTGTGGAGCAGATGGACGCACGGGGATGCAATGCTCATGTGAGCGTTGGAGGATTGGATAGCATTACACTGCTTTTCTTCCTACGGCATATTGGGATTGACGTACCTGCAATATCGGTATCCGGAGTAGAGGATAAGAGCATTCAGCGTATTCATAAATTAATTGGCGTTGAGACTTTGAAATCCTACAAAACCAAAGTGGAAGTGCTGAATGAGGTAGGATTCCCAGTGATCAGCAAGAAGATTGCAGGGCGGATTGACCTATTGCAACATCCGACTCCGGATAATCAGACTGTTAGGCATGCGATTATCACAGGAGAATGCGGAGCGCAGGGACACTTCGCGAAGAACAGCCGTATGCAACTTCCGAAACGGTGGCTGGAGCTGTTTGGTGGTCCAGAAAATGAAAATGAAGGCGTGAACTATCAGACGGCACCTTTTCTGGTATCAAATAAGTGCTGCTATTACCTGAAGGAGAAACCGTGTGATGACTGGGCAAAGGAGCATAACAGCTGGCCGTTTCTCGGAATGATGGCATCGGAAGGCGGACAGCGGGAAGAAGCGCTGGTAGACCATGGATGCAATTATTACGGAAAGACAGTTATGAGATCAGCGCCGTTTGCTCCGTTTCTCAGACAGGATATTTTGCAGTTGGCCCTTGATCTGGATGTTCCGGTTCCGGAAATATACGGAGAAATCAGGAGAAAGCCGGATGGAACACTGTATACAACAAAGGCTCAGCGAACCGGATGCAGCATGTGCGGATTTGGGATACATATGGAACCGCGGCCACATCGGTTTGATCGGTTGCGGGAAATGAACCCTAAAGAATGGGAATTTTGGATGTACCGTTGTTGCACAGACAAGGCAACGGGTGAGAAGTTTGGATGGGGCCGTGTGTTGGATTATATCGGAGTAGCATGGGAGGATTATCCGGTAACACAAATGAGCCTGTTTGATCTGATGGAGGCGAAGCCATGATTAACGGAGAACTGATAGTTGATAACTTTGCCGGTGGCGGGGGAGCAAGCACCGGTATAGAGATTGCCACAGGTAAGAGCGTGGATATCGCCATAAATCATGATCCCATGGCGATTGCCCAGCACAAGGCCAATCACCCAAGCACCAAGCATTACTGCGAGTCTGTGTGGGATGTAAAACCAAAAGAGGTGTGCAAAGGTCATCCGGTGGCGCTGGCGTGGTTCTCGCCGGACTGCAAGCATTTTTCTAAGGCTAAGGGAGGAAAACCTAAGGACAAGAATATTCGCGGCCTCGCGTGGGTAGCGCTCCGCTGGGCGGCGATTGTCCGACCGAGGGTGATTATGCTGGAGAATGTAGAGGAATTCAAGGACTGGGGGCCGCTAAACCGCGGGCACCGTCCGATTAAGGCAAAGAAAGGTGTGACATTCCGGAAGTTTGTCAGTCAACTGGAAGATCTGGGATATGTTGTGGAGCACAGGGAACTGGTTGCAGCTGATTACGGAGCGCCAACTACCAGAAAGCGGTTCTTCCTGATTGCCAGATGCGACGGCAAGCCGATTGTCTGGCCAGAGCCGACACATGGCCCGCGTGAATCGGATAAGGTCAAATCAGGTATCCTGAAACCTTATGTCGGAGCATATACGCAGATTGATTTCAGCCTTCCGTGTCCCAGCATTTTTGACAGCAAAGAGGAGATCAAGCAGAAGTACGGAATTAAGGCACAGAGACCTCTTGCAGAAAAAACCATGCAGAGGATTGCCAGAGGGCTAAAAAAGTTCGTGATGTATAATCCGGAGCCGTTTATTGTGACAGTAAATCACGGAGGAGAGCGAGCACCAAGAGACGTCAAAGATCCGATGCCGACTATCACTGGAAAGCATGGCTTTGGAATAATTGTTCCCACACTGATACAGTACCATTCAGAGACTGTTAGCGGTGAAGTTCGTGGGCAGAAACTGGACGAGCCTATAATGACGGTGGACGGAAGCAACCGATATGGACTAACAATCGCATATCTGGTGCAATTTAATAATCATTGTGACGGTCGTGATATGAGGGACCCCATACCGACAATAACCGCAGGAGATGGGCATTTTGGAGAGGTCAGGGCTTTTTGTGTTAAATATTACGGACAGGGCACCGGGCAGGATATTAAAGACCCTCTGGACACGATCACAGCCAATGACCGGTTCGGGCTTGTGACGGTTAATAGCATTGATTACGCCATCGTAGATATCGGTCTGCGGATGTTGGAGCCGAAAGAGTTGTATGGTTGTCAGGGATTCCCTGAAGATTACATAATTGACCGGGACTACACCGGGAAGCCTTATCCGAGGTCAGAGCAGGTGAAGCGCTGCGGTAATGCTGTCTGCCCACCGATACCGGCGGCACTGGTAAAAGCAAATCTACCAGAGATCTGTAAAGCTCACAGAATGCCCATATGCAGACCGGACAGAGTGATGCAAGAGGATTCTGGGCAAATAAGGTTTGCATAGGAGGATATAAATGATTATTGGACTTCATGACGCAGAAAAGGAGCATTTTAAGAGCAAAAATTTCCCGAATTTGGCCCTTATGAAAATATCTGCTTGGCATAAAGCTCAGGGAGATACTGTTGAGTGGTGGAATCCGTTGTACCGTTATGATCGGGTGTACAGCAGCAAGGTATTCGATTTTACGCCAGTTGACCCTTATCTGCCGGAAGATGCAATAAGGGGAGGCACAGGATACAGTGATCTGCCAATGAACCGAGAACTACCACCAGAGATCGATGAAATGTACCCGGATTATTCTATTTATCCTGATTGCGATTATGCCATTGGATATCTGACACGTGGATGCCCAAATCATTGTAGATGGTGCGTAGTGCCGAAAAAAGAGGGCACGATAAGACCATATCGGAGCTGGAAGGATGTTGTAAGGCATGACACGGACAAGTTGGTGTTGATGGATAATAACATACTGGCTTGTGAATACGGAATTGAGCAGCTGGAGAGCTTGATCGGGAGCGGACATCGCATTGATCTCAATCAAGGGATGGATGCAAGGTTGGTAGATGACAGGATAGCATTTATTCTGTCGCAGCTCCAGTGGATCCGGTTTATCAGGTTCTCCTGCGATCAGAAATCTCAGATTGAGCCAATCAGACGCACGATAGAGTTTCTGGATAAATATGGTGTTCGTCCGTATCGAATTTTTATATACCTTCTGGTGACGACTGATATCCAGGACGCTTCAGACCGTGTGGAATCGCTGAAAATGTATAGAGGGATAAATCTGTACGCGCAGGCAGAGCGAAATGAACGTATGGGAATTATGCCGAATGAAATGCAATTAGAGTTCCAGCAGCGTTATATGTACGGAGGATGTTACCGGACAGAAACATGGAGGGAATATTGTCAGAGAAAAAGAATTGGGAGAACTAAGAATGAATGTTTGAAGGAGACGGAAGATTATGAAGGTAAAAATCGAACCCAGAAACAAGACTGATGTGGGAGGTATTCTCTGCATGCCGCTGAAGCAGAACATCCCGAATCCAAAGGATAAATCATGGAAGCTTACAACTTGCCGGGGGTGTGGAAGTGAATGCTGGGACAGGCCTATTCCAGATGGGTATTCCCGGAGTAGCTTCGGCGGGAAACTGTGTACAGAATGTGCGGTCAGGAAAATGTGTCAGTAAAGATTAGAGGATCAGATATGGATATTGAAGGAATGAGTAAGTATAGCGGGAAGAAAATTGAAGATCTTGATGGAATATGCGGAGTAACCGGGAGAAAGACAAGAGATCTTAATTGTTGCCCCTTTATAGCCATGGGAGCATATTATTGCTTCGGAAAAGACTGTGAGTATTTTGAATATGCGAACAAGAATAATATATCTGGTTAAGGAAAATGTAATCATGGATATGATAACTTCTACTACCGCAAAGGTAAAAATAATGGGTGTGAAAAATGCAGTTAATTCCGGTGTGATTCATTTAATGAAAAATAGGTGACTTATGATACAGTGTAATAAAAATTGTAATAAGTGCAAACAGTTAAATGTTAGAACTGACGATAAGGGATATCCATATCGATATGATTGCATGAAGTATGGAGACTCTGTATTTGAAACTGATTTTGAGAGTACGAAAGAGTTTAAAACAGAAGAAGATTTCAATCAATAATTCAGTTTGTAGTGAGGTAACATATGATGATATGAATGATTGAGGTTTATCAGGGAGGGAGTATGGATAGAATCAAGAAAATGATTTTAAGCGGGATTGAAAAAGGCGGCATTAAAGACGTGGCAGATTGTGTGGCGGCAATCACTGGATGGTACGGACAGTCGGAAGATAAAACTGTTCCGATCGAATTGCTCGAATGGGTTTTAGAGCTTGCCGCAAGTGGAAAAATTGAGATAACGAGAAGAAACTAAAATACATCTAAAATGGAACTTAAATTGAGGTTTAGGCGATTTGGATAAATTTTTAAACGCATGGACACAGGGAGGTAACGAAAGTGTTTATTAAGGGCTATGGAGGGTCACTATTTAATATGGCCCAAATTGCATCCATTTTTTATGGGACGCAGACGGGAAGTATCAGAGCAGATATGGCAAACGGTAGAAATGCCACGATTTCTGAACGCATGACAGAAGAAGAAGGGAGAATCTGCCTGGAACTTATCTCTGGTGATATCGAGAGAGGGAAAGAGCTTATCATCTGCCCTAGCCCAGAGAAGATCAGGGCGGCAATTGCTAACGGGGAAAACCGGTGGCACCACGCAACAGGAAAGAAAACAAAAGGGCACGGAGGTTCGTGATGGAAATTGGATATTGCATTGACTGCAAAGAATTGAACTATGCAAGTACGAGCCGAAATGGGGTATTTGAACGGGCCAATATGAGCAACAACCATATCGGACACAGACAGATTGTATTCAGCAAACCAAATCATTACACGCCTCCGATCTGCAACGTACTCACAAAAATTCAGGCAGGAGCAAGGATTAGCAACAATGAAATAGTTCTGTTCAAACTGGCGATTGATATGGGCGATCTAGAAGAAGAATTTTCTGAGGTAATAGATTGAGATTTGAGTTGATGTTTAAGATTCAAATTGAGTTTTATCGCTTGAATTAAAGTTGAGTTAAAGTTGATGAGTTAAATTGAGATTGGAGAGTGACAAAATGAGAGCAACGTGCGAAATTATTGCAGACCTTAAAGATGGGAAAGAGGTTCCGTATGAGGAACTTAAAATGGCCTGCCTGGTACAGTCAAGTATTATTTTTTTCTACCAGAGGGACACAGCGAATCTGATAAAAGGCGGTATTGGAGCAGATCTTGTGAAGCAGATGAATTATAAAGATGATAAAACATCATCAAAAGAGTTAGGGTATCCGTCGTGGTATTGGAACGCGATTCACAAAGATCCGATAGAATATCTTGGCCCGAATTGGATTCCCGGAACGCCGGAATGGGAAAGAATGCATTCGGCCAACATGAAGATACTTGATAATGTTATGAAAATTCATGATTCACAAAATTGAGGTTTAGTGGAGGACGACATGTGGCAAGAACTGGAAGATGAATTTGGACTGTTTCTGGATGATATGAAACGGAATGAGACCCTTTGTAGATATATTGATGAGGATGAATATGAAGATGATTATTCTCACAATGAGATTGGAGAATGTCAGGATAGATTCATCCATAGAGTTAAAAAATGGCTTCATGAAAACAAACCAGGACAGTATATTGTGACAAGTGGCTGGTGTGTTTTTGTTATGACCATTGATGAAGCTCGTAAAAGGAATTTGATTAATTGGGAAAGCATAGTTGTGAGCTAAACTGAAATTTTAAAGGTGTTCCTTGAAAGGAGTATAACATGGCAATTAGTAAAAGAGATATTGCAATATTAGATTTTATGGCTAAACAAGATAGAGGACTTCTTACCGAGGAAGATTGGAAAGAAATGGAAGAATTACAGAAAGATAATGAGAATTGGCAAACATTTAAAGAAGTAATGAAAGATGCGTAAGAGAAACATTCTATTTAAAAACAAAAGGAAAAATTGAGATTTGAGGTTAATCAACAAAACTGAAATTTAGGAGAGTAGAGGAGCCTAAGCCCCTCTACTCCCTACCAGGACCGTCGCGGCGCTCTTTGGATGGTTCCGGCAGCGAATGAGGATGTGCGATATGAGAAAATCAGTATTTAAGGTTGGACAAAGATATACTTATCCATCGAAAGAACTTTGCATTAAAGTGTCTAAAAAAGCAAAAGAAGAGGGTTTTCAAGTCAGATACGGGATAAGCGATTTCGGTTCATATTATTTTGAAATTATAGACCCGTTTGAAGAGTAAAGGACGGAGCAATATGGAAATGCCGTTAATGGTAGCGGTCGGTATCAGGATTACGGTCAAACATGGTGATCACCTCCGGTTGTAGTATGGCCGGAGGTGCGTAAAAGTATGAGGAGGCATTTAAGTGGCACAGGCGGGTGTTATTGTAGCTGCCAGCGTAGGGCTGGTGGCGGTATTGATCAGATGGATGCTAAAGTGAGGAGGAAAGCAGAGATATGAGTTATGATGATTTTTATGAACCGAGTGAGTTTGATGAAAAGGTTGAAGAATTTAAGGATTATCTCCGTAAATCGGTAAAGGAAGAAACCCAAGAACTGATTGAAAAATTGCAAAAGGAGAATAATGAGCTTCGCGGGGTTAGAGATAACTGGAATAAAGTAAAGCGAGGATATGAAGAAAAACAACGGGAGTTGCAAAGAGAAATAGAAGCCTGCAAAGCCAATGCTGCACGTATGAGACTGGATGAGCTGTTTGAGGCAACTGGAATGAATGTAATTCTTTGGATGCCGAGAATTAAAGCTGTTTGTAAACCCAAATGCGGCAAGTGCGATAAGGCCAGGCTTATTCATTTTAAATCTCCGTCAGGGAAAGACTGTACAGAAAACTGCCAATGCGCAAAAATATTTTATAAATATAGTCCTAAACCGTATTATCTCAGCGAATTTAGAATTAATCATCAAACTGGAAAGGGTGAACTTCCGCTTTTGATGTGGTTCAAAAAATACAGTGATTATAGCAGTGATTATGACGGATATACATACGATAGTAGCAATTTGTGCAAATTTGTTTATGGCGGTGAAAATTTTGAAGCATTATCTGAAAAAAAAGGTGATATCTATTTCCGGGAAGAAGAGAAGTGCCGAGAATATTGCGAGTATTTGAATAAAATGAATGGTATCACGGATGATATGACGGAAAAAGATTGATAAAAATCCGGTTGACGAATATCTGCCGAAGGCTTTATACGGCTGCATGCTGGTGTGACCGATATTCAGTAACACTGATCTGAATCCGGGCAAACCGTGAGGAAAATGTCATCAGAAACTAGATCGGATGATTTTGAGGAGGGATTAGATGAAAGAGAAAATCGAGGCTCTGGTCAATCAGTCGTTGGAAAATGACAAGGTAAGACCACCGAGAAGTAATTTTGAATCATGCGCCTTTGCATTTTGTGAATTTGAAAAAGTCGAGGGAAAGCATGAGGAAGTGCGATCGGCCATAAAGAACGCATGGAAGTCAACGACATCCGGAGCCAAAAAGGATACAATCGAAATCAGATTCAGAACCATTTACAAGGTATCCTTGGAATTGGCAGTGAAGGCAGTGGAGCTGGCAATCATGGCGCAGCGCATTCTACAGACTGTGAAGGAGGAACGGAAGTGAGAGATACCATGAAAGAATATCTCATACAGGGCGCGGAATTTGTGGGAGAATTTGGGATGCCCCAGTTAATCCCGGTACATATCGTAGAGGAACCGAAAAACCCGATTCCGTATGGCAGCGGTAAGTCGTGCAAGAATCCCAGGGAATCAATTCTTCATTTCTTTGTTGATGATGAAAAATTTACCGGGATATGGAGCGACCCTGATAAATACTTAGGCCTTCTTCAGATGTTCCAATATGTCTGCACGCCGGATTTTTCCATGTATGCGGATATGCCAAGAGCTATGCAGATCTGGAATTGTTACCGGAATCGGGCGCTGGCCTATTATCTCCAGAAGAATGGGGTAAACATCATACCTACTGCCGGCTGGAGTGATAGAGGAAGCTTTAAATGGTGTTTTGATGGGCTGCCCAGTGAGAGCGCCATAGCGGTAAGCAATAACGGGTGTTTATCCGAAAAAGGGAGGCTTTATTTTGAATTGGGTATGCGCTTCCTAATTGCCACATTGAAGCCTGAGCGAATTATTCTGATCGGAAAGCCCATTGAGCAAGGAACTTTTGGGGACATTCCGATAGTTTGTCTGGACGGATTCAGCCAGCAGATGCGAAAAAGAATGGAGGCCCAAAATGGGAGGTAGAAATGCATACGGAACCCGGAGAAAGAACCAAGGAGATAACCGGGAACGCAAGAGAATCAAGAACAAGAAAGTCCTGAATACCCGGAAGAAATTTGATGAAACAAACGTTTTGAAAACTTCCACAAAACGAAAAGTTCAGCAATAGAAACCTATTGTGAATTTATGACTATTAAAATCCGCGAGAGCTCTTTTTCCATTTCCGGAAAATTTTTTTGAGAGTTCTGGCGGATTTTTTGCCATTTTTATAATTAACTGAAAATACACTTAATTATCATACAATTATGAATAGATCACCAAAAGCCAGGATGACCCCAGAGGCTGATGGATGGTCATATGGCAAGGGCGGGGCAGGGATGCACAGAACACCCTGCGGAACGCACCAGAAGCCATACAAAGTCGCTTTAATGCCTCCGGTAGAAAATCCCTAGTATATCCAAAATATACGCCTTTATGGGGGTTTTGTCAATGCAAAAACTCTGTGCCTGCAATGCGGTTACGCATCAGCAGACACAAAGATTTTTTAATACCATACATATTATCAAAACAAGAAAAGGCCGGCGATGTTATTCCCGGTCGGCCTTTTTGATTAGATTACTGCTCAAGCGATTTTATTGCCAGAAGTCAGGGATGTATACTTTGACTGACTCTGATCCCGATACGCTTTTTACAATACCTTCGTATACTTCGATGTTTTCCACTTCTGGGTCAACGCCTTCGGCTCCGCCATCAATAATCGCATCGTATACATGTTCTGCCTCGTCCTTGATGTCTCTGAGGCTCTGCATACCCATGTAGTGCAAATCATAACTATCAAGATCACGGGTCGCATCAATTACGGTGGTGCCGTAATCGGCACCCACAACAACATACTCTCTATCGGTTAATTCTGATAACAACTTAAACATATTTTCTCCTTTCTCTGGCGATAAGATTGCGATCTAACACTGGCTAAACAGATCGCCAAGTTATTTGCGAATATTATACTATTTATCCCGGAAAACAACAAGACATTTTCCGGAGGCCCGCGTGTGTGTTGCCTCATGGGGCCTTACCTCCTCTATACATGATTTTTTGCATAACACAAGCCGCCACCCGTCTGCGCCCCGTCTCGCAGCTTATAGGACAGTGCTTGTATTATGCAGGATGCTATCGCGCAACCATTAAGCGCCGGATCACGTCACCGGGGCGGGGATGGGTTAATGAGTTGCCGGCTTGCATTGGGGCGTAGACGGGTACAGATACCCTTTGCAAGTGCTTTGTTTTGCCGTTTTAACCGGTTGGCTTCCGGTGCACTGTCATTGTTTTGTGTCCGCGCTTGACACGATGCTAGGACGGTTTTATACGCCGCTTTCCTGGTCTCGTGCGGCTGTCTGGATGGTTACAGCACCAGATTAGCCTGGGAATCTATAGCCGGCTTCCCGGCGTCCTTTCCCTCACCGCGATTATTTACCGCGTGCGGCGCTCGGAGCGTCGATAATGACGCTTGACTAGCTCATATCATCCCTGTAAGACAGGGGAATTCCGCTTTGCCTTCTGACGGTCGCCGGACTGGATACCGGAAAGCGGTATTTTGTTTTAATATTCGAAAAAAAGCTGCTCTTTTACTGTTTATTTCTGTTTTTAATAAAAGCAATCCGGGGAAATGCGCCCGGTTCGTTCCATACCAAATATTTAGTAGTACCAACTTTCGTACAATGTTTCACCGCCGTACTTGTAAGCGTTGCAAAAACTAGATACCTCAAATTGTGGGTTGTTCCTGCTATCTTGGTGATAGCTCTTTAACCGCTTTAAGTCTCCGTTTTCTTGGTCTTTAATAAAAACAGAATATTCTTTTGACGGTAGTATTTCATTTGATAATTTATAGGTTCTATCTGCCGACATTCCGCAAGTCGCATCTTCATTTATTATTTGGGGGTAAACTTCGCGGACTCTTACGGATTTTTTGCCAACCAAGGCAATAACCTGGAAAAATGTTGTATTTGTCTGCTCGTATCCCCATGAAGAACAAAACAGATCTCCAACTTTTACATTAAAATCAAATTCCTGTGCTTTCTTGGGCTTTGATTTCGGTTCTGCCATTTCTCCATTCAATGCCTTTTCGATTTCCTCACGTTCTGCGAACCCGTACCAAACAGATTTTTTAGGGTTCCATCTGAACTTGAAACCTTTCAAAATATTTCTAATTTCTTCACTTGGTTTGTCTGTGAAACTGATTTCTAACGAGTTGAATCTCTCATTGATTGTGATTAGATAACCACCCATACAATCACCTTTAACCTTTCTTTTGTCTTTCCTTCTGGGAAATTCCGGCGGTTGCTTTGACGCTACGGCTGTACCGCCGCCGGCAGGGGAATTAAAACTCAATTCCAAACTCTTCTTTTAACAGGACCTCAAAATCCGGGGCCAGTTCGGAGTATCTTCTGAGGAACTCCTCGTTTGTGCAAGGAGCCAGCTCCATGTGAACCTGTTCTCTGACCTCATCATCCATGCAACATACGATTGCATCCATTAAATTGTTACTAATTGCTGTTCCTTCTCCAAATCTCGTCATTGTGTTTTCCTCCTTTTAATTTTGGTTGATTGTGTATCTCTTATCTATGTACCCATTATATAATATATGTACCCATTAGACAAGAGGCATAATTAACAAATATGTACCCAATATATTAGTAATTATGCACTATGTACCCAATATAAAAAATGTGGTATCCTTAAAAGATAGAAAGGAGTGATATGATGCCGGTATCGGAAGCACAGCAGAAAGCGGTAAATAAATACCTTAAGAATAATTTTGACGACATCAAAACCAGGGTCCCGAAGGGTAAGAGGGAAGAATATAAGGATAGGGCACGCGAACTGGGCTACGAGAGTTTTAATAATTTTGTTGTCCAAGCAATCGAGGAAAAGCTGGAAAGAGAGGGCAATGTGTGAGCAACAGGGCAATAAGAGTTTGCAAGACCTGCGGCAAGCCTTTTCGCGGGTCTGGGGACCGGTTTTACTGCCCAGAGTGCGCGACGCTGCGGAAAATCGACGCCGTTGTTAAAATCCGTATTTGTCAGGATTGCGGAGTCGAATTTAGCGGAGGGCCCACGGCGAGGCGTTGCCCAGATTGTGCATATAAAGCGCGGCTCGAGGATGGCAGGAAGCACAAAAAGCAAGGGACGGCGCGCCCGATCGGCAGCACTGATACTTGCAAGGTTTGCGGATCACAGTACACCGTTATGTCTGGCAGGCAAAAATATTGCTCTAATGGTTGCATGCGTAAAGCGTTGCTGGATAAACAGAGAGAGTATAAGGCATCCTATAACAAGATGTCCGGACAGGATGCCAAAAAGCGAGATAATCGCGCATCCGTAAAAAAGGTGTGCAGCTATTGCCAGAGGACATTTACAAGCCATACTCCAGCGCGCTTTTGCTCAGAGTATTGCAGATCAGAGCAAAATAAGCTCTTGCAATGTATAAGAGACATTAACAGGGGCAAAAAAAGAGACCTGCAAAAATATGAGGATAAGCGGAGGGAGTACCGCGAGGAGGTCAAAGCGGGCAAAGCATAACCAGAGAGGCCAGCGCGTTCTGATCCTTTGCTTTTGCCAAAAATGGCACAATCTGAAACCGTATATTTTATTTTTTAATCGTTTTGGTTGTAAAAAAGTACATTTTGGTATATCCTTATAATCACAAAGCCGCTTGAGGCGTCAGGAGGGCGGAAAAATGTTTATAGATGGTATCCGCTGCCTGATGGCTAAGCGGGACAATATGAGGGCGTCAGAGCTTGCAAGACGACTGGGCGAGAGCCCCCAGAACTTTAACAAGAGATTGCAGCGAGGGAGCATAAAAGACAAGGACTTGCTCCAGATCGCCAAGGTAACAGATTGCAAATTTAGATATAGTTTTGTCGATGCCAAGACAGGCAAGGCAATCTATACAGAGACGCTGGAGTAATACAGATCCCGGGCGTAGCCCCGGGTAAAACAGAATATATTTGTGTAGCGCTTATTCGGGCAAAAACTGGATAGGCGCTTTTTATTTTGGGGAGGAGGCCGGGAGATGGACGAAAAAGAACCGAAGAAGATAGGCAGACCCAGAACCAGGCCGGAAAAGCCCGGATTACTGGAAAGAGAATTAGGGCCAGAGCATGCCGACGTGATTGCAGAATACAAAGCTTCGCGGGAAGAAGAGAGATCAACAGCTCCAAAGCCAGAGGAAAGGGTTATTTGTTTGCCGTCCGGGCGCAGCCGTGGGAAGATCGAGGCCCAAAAGAAAGCAACGGAAAACAGCCCAATAGCAAGCGGCCATAAAAAAGTCGGAAAAGAGGACAGCGGCGAAGCAATTGACAAAATGATTGAGCTTTATAACCTCCCAGCAATAGACACAGGTAACCCGGTAGAGCTTGCGGAGCGTGTGGCTTGGTTCTTCAACTGGTGCAAAGATGGCGGGATTCGCCCCGGCGTGGAGGCGCTGGCGCTGGCCTGCGGCGTTACTAGAGGCACGATAAATAGGTGGGAGCATGGGGAAAATGGGCCGGACAGAAGAGACATAATCAAAAAAGCTAAGCAATTAATAGCCTCATATAACGAGTTTTTAGCCCTAAAAGGCAAAATAAACCCTGTGACCTTTATTTTCTTAAGCAAAAATAACCATGGCTACGTGGATAAGACGGAGGTCAACATAACCACAGACAGCGCCCTGGGTGATCGCATGAGCGCGGACGATATAGCCCAGAGGCTACCAGATGCGGACGTGATAGACGCAGATTTCCGCGAGATCACGCCCTCTGCCGGCGGCGAATTATCAGACAATAACGAGTGACGCAGAGACAATAGGTACATTTTGGTTGATAAAAGATACTCTTTCGTTGATTTTAACAATCGTATATTTGATTTTTTGTGCATTTTGGTTGATAAACTATGCGTGAAAGAATTGTTTCGCGAATAGTTGAGATGAGGAAACCACGAGAAGCCCATCATGGCATGATTTCCCCTTGTTTTTGCGACAATTCGCACAGTTTGCCCAGAGGGGAGGGGGCAGGGGGTCTATTTGAGAGTTTTCTGGGGGCGTAGGAGTCCCCCATCCAAAATTTAAAGAAAAAGGCCATAAGGAGGCATAACATGAGTAAATACATGGAAGCCGCAGCGGAGATTATCTCACAAATGGACGGAATCGGCGTAGATTACACGGAGGGAAAAGATGAAACAGCAGTCTGTATACGTGGAGACAGGGCGGAATCAGTCATAGAAGCCTTACAAAAGAGAAAAAAAGAGGTCTGTGATTCTTCAGAAGCCATTCCCGAAGATGAATGATAGAAAGCGTAAAGAGCTGGGAATCGCCTGGAAGAATTATGTTTGCCCGTCATGTGGACACCCAACAGGCATTACGGATAAAACAGAGGAATTGAAACAAGGGATTCCGTTTTATCACCCAAAATTCTGCGTAGAGTGCGGTCAGGCATTGGATTGGAGCAATAAATGAGCGAAGAGTTTACGAAAATGCTTTGCGATGGATTTAAATACATCCGGACAGAATGGGATAGCGTTCTGTGGAGGGAGATGTTAAGGGCTGGTGAGCGGAAATGACGGTATATCAAAAATGGCGGGCTGATCGGTCAAATCGTTCGTGCATTTATGGCCGCACTTGCGATAGATGTTATCTGGATGTGGCTAGAGGTATACGTGTACGGTGAAGCAAGGCCCAACGAAGTAAATACAATCATTATGGCGATCATGATTCCATTTATTTTTAAGGCAGTGAGGTGAAAAGGAAGAATGAGTGGTTAATTAAATTTTTTATGAAAAGCGGCAAAGAGATCGGTGCCATTTATCGCTCCGATGCGGACAACTCCGATAAAGTCGCAAGAGAAGTTTTTGGAGTGAAAAATCCTAAAATCAGCTTTAACGGGTATTTATCGGTTGATAAGAGAGAAAATGTCTTTGTTCTTCTGGGAGAGGTTGAGGCGTTTTCAATCCAGCCTTGGTGTTCTGAAAAAAATTAAAATAAAAAGGCGGTGAAGGTATGGCAAAGGTCGAAATCAAAGAAATTGAAAATGACGGGTTTTCCATCAAAGTGGACGGGCACGAAATAAACCAGATTTGTACGGGATTGGATGTTCATATAGGCCGAGATTCTGTTCCAACAGTCAATATTGATATCCCATGGGGATCTGGCGAGTTTGTTTGCGATCATGCAGATGTTTTATGGAGCATGAACCTTTATGTCGCTGCTGAGATTGTCCGCAAAGAGCTTATGAAGCGCAAAGACTGGTACAATGCTTTGATTGCATCTATTTACGGGTACCTGAATGAATATTATGATGAGGAAATGGACCATTGGCTTGCAGCAAACATGGCTGTTGGGCTGGCAAACAGAATCATAGGAATGGAGGAAAAGACGTGAACCGGTATTTTGTGAGGTTTGTTTTAAAGAGCGGTCATGTGCTGTATGGGTGCAAAGAAAGTGACAAAAGCATTCAGGATGTAACAACTGAATTACTTGTTGGAAAGCGCTATGGGAATGAGTACAACTTTAAATCCCTCAACCAGCTGCACAATATGGCTGTGAGCTTAGATCAGGTTGCATCTTATGAGGTTGGGCCGTGGAGAGATGGAGAATAGGAGGTGCGGCTGTGTGGTTCGTATGGCTTGCAGCGTTTATGGCAATATGCCTGGCAGGAATGATTGTTTTCTGGATTGGACATAAAATCTGGATGGCAATAGAGAAAGATGAAAAGAAAATGAGAATGGAGGAAAAGGATAATGCGTAAGGGAATTGTATGTTTTGTAATTGGAGCTGCGGCTGTAATTGGAGCTACATACACAATTCTGTCTATTGACCATGTTGGACAGGGAGAAGTAGGGGTTGTGTGGACGGCCAAATCCGGCGTGAAGGATGAAACGCTGTCTCCTGGATGGCACTTTGTAGGGCCTTTGGCGAAAGTAAAGAATTATCCAGTATCTCAGCAGCAGGTCGTTTTCAGTAATAACCCTGAAGATTACAACAAGAAAGATCATGCAGACTGGCATATTGATGCTCCGGCCAATGGCGGCATGGTGAAACTGAACATGACAGTCAATTACAATTTCATCAATGACAGGGTGACTGATCTTTATACCAGATTCAACGGAATGGACGGAGAAGCAATTGTGGAAAGCATGGTCCAGAACTCCATTATTGCATATGTGAAGGAAGTCACGCCGAGATTTTCAGTGATGGACATTTATTCGGATAAGCGGGCTGAAGTGTCTACGGCAATCACTGATTATTTGAATAATAAATTGCAGGATGAATACGGCATTAATGTTGCCAGCGCATTAATTATTGACGTTCAGCTGGATGATACACTCTATGCTAAGATTCAGGCGAAAGAGCAGGCGAAGCAGGATGCCGAAAAAGCGGAATTGGATAAAAAGACAGCAATTGCAGTAGCAGAGAAGGAACAGGAAATTGCCCGGAGGTCTGCTGAGAAAGATAAAGAAGTGGCATTAATTCAGGCAGAGCAGGAAAAACAGAAGGCAGAGATTCAGGCGGATCAAAAGCGCATACAGGCGGAAGCTGATGCTGAAACTATTAAAATCAAAGCAGATGCTCAGGCAGAAGCAAACCGAAAATTGGCAGCATCTCTTACGCCGGAGCTTTTGGAACAGAAGAAATATGAGAAATGGAACGGGGAGCTTCCGACAGTGCAGGGAGACACAACTCCGATCATTAACATGAAATGAGGTGATTGGTCATGGTGAATCTAATAGCATTAATTGTTGCTGCTTTCGGAGCGGTTTCAGGAGCTTATGTGGGAATATGGCTGATGGTTATACAGCCCATCATGCAAGTGTGTGCAGCTTTTGATTCAGGCTCACTGACAGCGCTTGCAGTCGGAATAACAGTTCTGAAATGTATTTTTGCCGTTCCTGTAGGGATTGGAATCTTCGCAGTATTTTGCTGGGGTGCAGGAATTGTTCAGATTTTTGGAGGAAAGAAGAAGGTTTGATTATAACATTTTTCGGAATTTCCCTGTTTCTCATAGTAGAACGGGTTGAATTCATAAAAATACGTTCACCTGCGGTTTCAGATGGCTTCGAGATGTCCTATGAAGCTGACAGGTCGAGGCATCCAGAGTAGCTTGTGCCAGCGGAAAAAACATAAAAATGAAACTGTCCCCTCCCGAATATCATTTTTCCGCAGGCCAATGGCAGTGCAATCATGGCGGTAAACTGCTGAAATATCCGCCGCAGAATACACCTAATCAATGACCGGTCAGAAATGGCCGGTTATGGGAAGATAGCTCAGATGGTAGAGCAGGAGACAAATCCCTGTCGTTGGTTCGATTCCAACTCTTCCCATTCCACACATTTAATGATGTGTGGGGTCTCGTATTTACCCTTTCCCCTCATAGCTGTTTGCTGTTAAGGCGGAGCGAATCCGCCGTGAGGGTTCAATTTACTAGGTGACAACACAGTGATTACCCGGTATAACGTGGGTGGGTGGTTCAAGCCCACTCTTTCCCATTCGGAACATAGCTCAATAGGCAGAGCAGCGGTGCGCGCCACAAAAATGGTTAGTTTTTTATTGCTCAAAATCAGGAGAAGTTATGAAAGTCACAAAGCATGCAAAGGAACGGATGAAACAACGCTGTGGTCTGAATGCGAAATCTTCTAACCGCATGGCGAAAATCGCATATGAGAAGGGCCTAAGGCACGCAGATTTGACCGGGAATCTGAAAAAATGGGTGGATGGCCTGTATTTCAAGAATACGGTAGCAAATCAAATCCGCTTGTATGGAGACAAGACGTATATTTTTCATGATACCGACCTGATAACTGTACTCCAGACACCTCATAATCTGGTAAAAGAAGCGGACAAGTTAAGAATCAAAAAGGAAGGTGGATCACATGCAGAAGAAAACTTCTGAAGAAATATTGAAGGGAATATGCGCTGACAGAATTGATGATATAGCAGACCCATTAGCATTATTTGGAGAATCGGTTTCTAAAGCTGCGAGTTATTTTTTCGAATTACTTGAAACGGTGGGGAAAGAGTATGTAAGCAGAACCAGATCAAATAATTGGTTGAAAATGCATGGATTGCCCATGAGAAGGAAAGCGAGTAAGCGAGATAATACGAAAGGTTGTTTTTGATGAGTAAAGAACAATTGAGATTTCCAGACGAAACGATGCGGGGAAAATCAGCCGATAAGAATGTCTGTCGTTATTTGGTAAATGAAGTTTGTGTTAATCAGGATTGCGATTGCTGCTTAGATTTACCGGCATATGAATATTGCAGAAAATGTCAGCTTTTTGAAAAAGATCAGTAAATAGATTCACGTGTACCGCGGTGTACCATAGGAAGGTGCGGTACACGTGAATATTACAAGAAATGAGAGAAATGCGCGGCTGCTTTTAAAGAGCGATTTGTCAGTATATGAAAATCTGAATTTGCTTTTTGAAACATGCCGAAATATTTTGGAAGAAGATAAGGAACGGGCATTGAAATTGGGCCGTCTGGTTGAAGCCAAGGCAAATGAAATGGCCAGAAAAGACGCCCGATTCTATGATTTGTACATAAGAGCGCTACTTTTCCTGTCACGGCATTACTTCCATGAGTATTTACTGTACGTGGAACATAAACGCCCGCCGGAAAAGCAGTTTTATCTTCCGAGATGCCATGTGCTCAGGACTGTGGTTGAAGATCTGCAAGATCTGGAGGATGGAGTTATTGATTTCCTTGGCGTATCCATGCCGCCCCGAGTTGGAAAATCAACAACCTGTATCTTCTTTATGACCTGGCAGATGGGACTTCATCCGGATATGGCAAACCTTATGTCTGGCCATTCTGATCCGTTGACAAAAGGGTTCTACAAGGAAACCTTGAATATCATCCGAAGTGAAGAATATTGCTGGAAAGATGTATTCACGGATGTATCGTTTGAAAGCACATCGGCAGAGGATGAAGCAATCAATCTCAATTCCCCATCTCGTTTCCCGACCTTGACCTGCAGATCCATCGAAGGCACAACCACTGGTGCAGTAGAGGCGGCGAATCTGCTGTATACGGATGACCTTATCAAAGACCGTAAGGAATCCTTAAGCCCCCAGCGTCTAGAAACCAAATATCAGGATTATCTAAATAAGATTCTCGATCGTAAGCTTGATAATGCCAAAGAGCTTATGGTAGGAACCAGATGGAATGTGGCAGATCCACTGGGAAAAATACAGTCACAACACAAAGATAACCCGAGATATAGGTTTCGCGTCATACCAGCACTGAATGAGGATGACGAGAGTAATTTCGTATATAAGTTCGGGAAGGGATTTTCAACAAAGTATTATAAAAGCCTTCGGGAAACGCTGGACAATAATGAATGGATGGCAAAATATCAGGGCCGGCCATTCAAACGAGAGGGATTGTTATTCCCGGCAGAGGAGCTAAAAACATATAATGGAGTTCTGCCTGTAGGAGAACCTGATGTAATCATGGCTGCGATAGACGTGGCGTGGGGAGGCGGAGACAGTTTAGCGATGCCTGTATTATATGTTTATGGAGGCCGGGGATATGTTCAAGATGTGGTTTTTTCAAAGGGAGATAAGACTATTACCATGCCGTTGGTTGAGGGAAAAATTCTTCAACACAGAATACAGCTTATACGAGTGGAAGGAAACAATGGAGGGCATATGTATAGTGACGTGATCGACCAGAACATAAAGAATGCAGGATATTTCTGCAATATTACCAATCGCGTAACTGGAAGTGACAAGAGTAAAATGACACGCATGGTGCAGTATGCGCCTGAGATCAAACAGCTATATTTTATCAATGATAAAAATGCAAGCAAGGAATACAGGGAGTTTATGGAAGAAGTAACATCATTATCGGTCGAAGGAAAAAATGAACATGATGATGCGCCGGATTCTTTAGCGATGCTAATTGATTTCTGGAAAGGCGATGCCGGATGGTGTGAACCCGTAGAAAGACCATGGTAACCTAGAGGTGGATTGATGTCAAACATAAAAGCTAATGATGATGAGTTTGTAGGAAAGACTTATAATTACTTAACAGTAATAGGATTTCGAGAATACAAGGAAATCAATAATAGTGAATATTGGTGGGAAGAAGAAACCGGTGGGGATCTGGGCGGATGAAATGGGTTTAAAAAGGAGCACAGTTTATGGCCGTATAAGAAAAGGAATGTCACCATATGAAGCGCTGGCTATTCATTCACCTAGTGAGCCTATAGAACGTCCGTGGTAAAAAGGGAGGTAAGGATTTGCCAAGTAAACGATATGTCAACCTATCACAATATGGAATATCGGACGAGCGCCGGAGGGAGCTGGTGGCATTTGCTTTGCAATATAAGGAGTGGATTGACGGTCTAAGCCGGCAGGAGAACCCGAAGCTGCGCAAAAAAGTAAATTTGGTTGAATATGCGGCAAATCAGAGTTCAGAAGAAATTCGCGGGGATTATGGTCTGGCAGAGTACATAATCAAGAACGTGACGGAAGACCGTCCGTACTGGTATCTCAAACAAGTTATGAGGATGCCGTACCGAGATAAGGAATTTTACGCTGCCAGGAAGCGATTTTTTGTGATTTTAAATCAGGAAAAAGATTAATTGCCAGAATACGGGACATACGTTTGTGTTATTGTGTATGTGGATGGTCATGTAATCACCATTTGCCTTTTCCCCCTACACGGCGGCCTACAATGGGCCGCCATTTATTGAAATGTACCAGATTGATTGTTGAGGTGAGAACGTGGGAACCCCAATAAGAACAAGAAACTATCATAAACGGGAAAATTTGTTCGGTCGCAGGGTTTATTTTACAGATGAGGAAAGCATTACAAGAAAAAATGTGGTGGAAGTCTTAAATAAAGCTCTTGTGCACCACAATATAAACCGGTCTGAAATTGAATATTTGGATAATTACTATCGCGGAGACCAGCCTATTCTTTATCGCGTGAAAAAGGTTCGGCCAGAGATCAATAATAAGATTGTTGAAAATTTCGCCCTTGATGCGGTCAATTTCCATACTGCGCAGAATTATGGAGAGCCAATTCAGTATGTCAACGCTTCGCCGGACAAAGATATCTCCAAAGAAATCAATATGTTAAATTCCCTGATGCGGCTGGAAAATAAAGCATATTGGGACATTGAGCTTGGAACCTGGCAAAACATCGCCGGCACAGCATACCGTTTTGTTCTTCCGGACAGATCGGCAAACATCAAAGATAGCGAGTGTCCGTTTACCCTGGACGTGCTTGACCCGAGATTTGCCTTTGTGGTCTATTCTAAACGGATAGGTAAAAAAGCAGCTATGGGCGTCCGAATCATTGAAAACGAGAAAGACGGAGACATCTATGAGTGCTACACCAGGCAGTATAGATGGAGGATACAGGGCGGGAAAATCATTCAGGAAAAAATCAATCCTCTTAATGCAATCCCCATTATTGAGTATCCAAAGAACAGCCGGCGGATGGGCGTCATAGAAATGACGATCACCATTACGGACGCCATGAACACAGCAACTTCCAATCGTCTTGATGGAATTGAACAGTTCGTACAGGCGTTTATGAAGTTTGTAAACTGTAAAATTGACAAGGACAAGTTCCTTGAAATGGTACAGCTTGGTGCGGTCACTGTAAAAGGAGAACCGGGGCTTCCTGCGGATGTGGATGTCGTATCTTCTCAGCTTGACCAGAGCCAGACCCAGGTAACAAAAGATGATCTGTATAAATCCTACCTGATTGTGCAGGGAATGCCGTCCAGGGAACAGAATACCGGCGGTGATACGGGTTCTGCGGTTTATTTGAGAAATGGATGGGATTTCGCTGAAAAAAGGGAAGAGATAGGAGAACCGATTGATAAGAAATCCGAAATGGAATTTCTTAAGGTGGTTACGAAAATTCTTCGGAATTACGATATTCTTGATATACAACTGAAAGATATTGATGTCAATATCACCAGAAACAAAACGGACAATATGCTGGTGAAATCGCAGGCGCTTCAGATTCTTTTGGACTGCGGCGTGGATGACGAAACAGCATTGGCAATCGTACAGCTTTTCTCTGATCCGCAGAAGGTATATGCAAAATCTAAGGATCGGATGCAGAATCGGTATGATTCAAAATTTAATAAAGATATAGGAGGCGGCAATATTGCAATCCAAGAAAAAGGAACTGCCTCTGGTTGAAGTGAGATGCGCAAATCCGGAGTGCAATAGGCTCCTGGTAAAGGCCAGGGGTGATGTAGTGGCGGATTGCCGCAGATGCAAAGGCAGGACGATTTTCTACTACGGCAGTGGTAAAAGTCGTTTTATTGACAGAACAGAGAAACTTTAGTGTACCGAGAGTACCATTCAAGACCAGCAATGGTTTTTGATATGGCGCTCTTTTATTTTTGCCAGCTGTGGCGTCAAAACAGCAGTGAGCCAGCGGAGCGACCCGCGATAACAAAGCGTAGGCGACGGAAGGAGATTATATGGCATTAACACGTGAGGACATCAAGAAACAGTTCCCGGATGCAACGGATGAACAGATCACAGCACTTCTCAATTCATATCAGGCAGACATTCAGGAAGAGAGAAGGAAAGCTGCTGCGGATGCCGCAGAGGTTAAGCGGTTGAAGGGTGTTGAGAAGGAGCTGGAAACCATGAAAAATGAAAAGCTGACCGACCAGGAAAAACTGGACAAAGCTTTGAAGGATGCGGAAGCCGAAAAGTCAAAGTATATCAAAGCCCAGAACAAAGTTAAGGTAGCAGAGGAGTTGGTCAAGGCTGGACTGACAGAGGAAGACTATTCCGGATTCATTGACAGTTTTGTGAGCGAAGATTTAAATACCTCTCTGGCTAGCGTGCAGGCATTTACAAAGACGTTTGCTGCTAAGAACGCCGCAGCAGCCAAGGCAAAGGAAAAGGAATTAACCGACGGCCTGGGAGACGATGGCGGCAGCGACGGAGAAAAGGGGAAAGGTGAAAAGACTCCTGACGTGGAATTTGCTGAGAAACTTGCTGGATCCATGCCAAAAGCTCCGGAAACCAGCGCATTTGATTATTACAAATAAGGAGGCACGACACTATGAAGGTGATTGGGAAAAGCTTTGGGCAGCCAATTGAAATTTTGAAGTTTAATGATTTTAAGGGCGCAGCTTGCATGGTAAGTGAATCTACTGGAACCTGCCAGGAGGTAGGAGGTCGCAAGATCTTGAAGGCTGGTACGCCTTATCCGTCTAATGATGCAAGCTGTCTGGGTTTCCTGCTCCATGATGTAGATGTTACGGATGGAGAAAGACCGGCAACCTATATTTATGAAGGGGCTATTAAAAATTCGGCTCTCACAGCAAACGGTGTGACGGTAGCGGAGTTGGCCAAGTCCGCAGTTCCGAGAGTGACGTTTTTTGACTAAGTAGAAGGAGGTACATATTATGCCAGCATTACCGTTAAATGAAGCATTTACGGCCAGAGCTATTGGTTTGTTCTGGAATTCCTACCAGCAGACCCTTGGCTTACCGCCATATCTGGGAAGCACATTATTCCCGAAAAATAAAACTCCGCTGATGGATCTTAAGTGGTTCTATGGAGCGAGTGGGCTTCCTGTTTCCCTTACTCCATCCAATTACGATGCTCAGGCAACCTTAAGAGACCGTATCGGATTCAACCAGATCGAGACGGAAATGCCGTTTTTCCGTGAGTCTTATCTGGTAAAAGAGAAGGATGCAGCCGAGTACGAGAAGCTGATGAATTCCGATGAAGCATATGTTGCTGAACTGATGCGGCGAATCATGATCGGGCCGACTGATCTGATTCAGGGTGCAAATGTGGTGCCGGAGAGAATGATCTGGCAGCTGCTTGCTCCGGAAGACGGATCTCCAAAGATTGCGATCTCTGCCAACGGAGTGAACTACGACTACAATTATGACCCAAACGGCGAGTATAAGACCAACAACTTCATGGAGCTGACGTCTTCTACCGATAAATGGACAGATACCGAAAATTCTGACCCTTACGAGGATTTAAGGGCTGCCCAGAAGGCTCACAAGAAGAAGTACGGAACCGTTCCTTCGGTTGCAGTAATGAACGATAATACGTTCCAGCTGATCGTGAAGAACAAGAAAATTCATAATTACCTTCTGGCTCAGAACATGAGCGCAAACATCATGGTGACAGATGCGATTGTGAAGCAGTTTTTCAGAGAGCAGTTAAAGCTTACCATTTACGTATATGATCTGATGTACATGAATGAATCCAAAGTATCCAAGACGTTTGTTCCGGACAATGTAGTTACACTTCTTCCGGGAACCAGCGCACTGGGAAATACCTGCTATGGCCGTACTCCTGAGGAGCGTTCCGGAAATCAGTCTACAGGAGAGCTGAGCATCGTGGATACTGGTGTAGCGCTGTATACCTATACGGAGCCTCATCCGCTTAAGACCCACTGCATCTGTTCCGAGATCGTTCTCCCAACCTATGAGAGAATCATGGATACCTACGTGATGAAGGTAGCTTAAGGAGGGCATGAAGATGAAATATGACCATCTGGTGAAAGCAAACGGAAAATTCTACTGGCCCGGTGAAGATGTGCCGGAGCCTGTAGAATCCGTGGCAGATATCCCGGGAGATGATTTTACAGATGAAATCCCCGAAGATGACCCTCTGGATGATGACCCGGTTCATGACAGCGATGCATCTGAGAAATACAAGGAATGGCAGCTTAAGGCCATGAACAGGGACAAGCTTGTGGAAATCTGCCATGAAAAAGGCATTGAGTACACAGAGGATGCAACGAAGGGAATCCTTATCAATCTGATCTTAGAAAAGCAGTAAGGAGGGGAACAGTATGGCAGACGCAGTTGAAATCAAAAAAGATGAGCTGTTTCAGCGCTTTTGCCGCCGGGTGAAAAAGAATGTTGAAAGCCTGGATGAAGATGCTGTGCTGTCCCTGAATGATTTTCTGGAAGATGCCAAAAAGACTGTGGTAAAGAGGGCATTTCCTTTTGGCTATACAGAGGAAAAAGCAGCTCAGGCAGTTGAAGAATATTCCAACGTGGTAATAAACGTTGCGGATTATCTTTACAGCAAGGATGGGGCAGCCGGTGAGACCCAACATACTGCCGCAGGTGTTACGAGACAGTATGGTTCTGCCGGAATCCCTTCAGAGTTCTTTTATGAGATCACACCGGAAGTTGGTGTTCTGTCATGAGAGACCTTCAGGTCAACTTGCAGCCGATATATTATGCGATGTACGTGGGATTTATGGAAGGCACTGTGAATGGTTTTCCTTCCGGTCAGCCTGCGCCACAATATACCAATCCACGTCCGGCCATGGTATGCATTTCCACACCGACCGGTGAAAACGAAAGTACGCCTTTTGGTTCTTTTACGGATTATGACAAGGTTATGACCACGGCAAACGATGATTTTAAGGCAGATGAGCATTCGGTTCTTTGGGTGGATGATATGCCGCTGATTAAGGCAGATGGCTCCACCGATACTCCCCCGGATTATGAAATCAAAAAATATGCGCCGTGGGGAGGACAAAAGACCTATGCCATCAAGAAAAAGGCCGCAAATATGGATGATATGGAATATCTTAAAAAGCTTCTTTCAAACGGTTCCATTTCGCAGGCAGAGTATGACAAATACAGCGCCATGATGGAGGGCCAGAATGAAGATTAAGATTTCTCTTGACAAATCCAGTGTAGATGATGCCATTCGACAGGTGCAGAGATTCAAAGATGATCTTCACCGCAAGAATGAAATATTTGTTCAGCGTTTGGCTGAAATGGGAGCCAAAGACATCAATGTAAGCCTGCAATCTATCGGCGCAGTAGTTCCGCACGATGAGCCTATAGGCACAGCTTATATTGATAATATGGCATTGTACAGTGCGGTGAGGATGCGTATTGTGGTGGCGTCCAGCATGATTCTGTTTGTGGAGTTTGGTACCGGTATTCGATATTCTGGCACCCAGAATCCAAAAGCTACGGAATTGGGCATGGGCCCCGGCACATATCCGGGGAAAGGCCACTGGGATGATCCAAACGGATGGAGTTATCAAGATGCCTCCGGTGTATGGCACCATACATATGGTATTCGGGCACAGATGCCAATGTATAATGCGTCCCAGAAAATGATACAGGAAACGGTACGAATAGCAAAGGAGGTGTTTGGGTGATAAACATATCCATTGAGCAGTATGCGAGGGTTAAAACGGCCATTAAGGCCAAATGCAAAAACTCAGGTCGTGTTGAGCCCAGAACCCTCCCGAAACTGCCGTATGTAGTTTTTGAGCAGTTGAATAATCCGATTGCAAAAGACCGGATTGACAGTGATTGCGTGGAAAATGCAGTTACCCCTACGGTTCAGATCAGCGTGTACACGCAGGGCGATACCTCGTTGACAGACAATGAGGAGATTATGGCTCTGGCAGATGCTCAGATGATTTCTGACGGCTGGCTGAGAACCTTCGGGCCGCAGGAAGTGAAAAATATTCTTGATGATTCCGTGCTTCGCTATGTTGCCAAATATGAAGCAAAAGTGGACAGCGAAGGCGTTATATGGAACCGATAACTTAATAAAGCCAGTGTACCGCAGTGTACCAATTTTTTAATGCAAGGAGGAAGCAACTATGGCTGAAGTAAAAGCATTAAGCACAATTGGTACATTTTTATTTCAGGGTACCAGCAAGGAAACATTAACCAAACTTTGCAAAATTAAGAAGTATCCGGATCTGGGTGGAGCGCCGGATATGATCGATGTTACTGATTTGGAAGATACCGATGAATCCAAAATCAGGGGAGTGAGAAAGGCTTCTGATATGGCCTTTACTGCCAACTACACTCCGGAAGCCTACAAGGATGTGGAAGATAAGGCAGATGTTGAAGGATTCTATGAGGTTCGATTCGGTGACGAAACCGGCAAGGACGGTATCTTTGCTTTTCAGGGAAGCCATACCGTATATGCTGTGGGTGGAGATGTGAATGCAGCCCGTGATATGACTATCACGATTGCCAGAACTTCCAAAGTAACGTTTTCCACTCCGTCGACCTGATAATCTGAGAAAAAGGAGCGAATCATAAATGAAAAAGTTCATTGTAGGAAATGGGAAAGAGCAGAAAACGTATCAGCTGGAGCTGTCTTTCAATACGGTAGTTGATACCGATCTGATGGAAAAGATGGAGGACTGCCAGAAGATCATCAAAGACCTTCAGGATGCCACAAAGAAGAAAAATGCAGAAGCAAGGAAAGAAATTCTTCAGATTACCACAAAACTGTTTGGGCTTGTTCGATACATGATGTTTATCTGCCTTCAGGAAAATCACGAAGACGAGTTTCAGACAGAAAAGCAGGCAGGAAAGCTCATTCAGCGCGCTATCTCTGAGAATGGCGTAAATATTATTGATATTTTCAATATTATTGATGAATGTGCATCAGAAGCGGATTTTTTATCAAAGATGATGGGAGGGCAGGAGCCTCCGGTTCAGCCTCAGGACCATCAGCCGAAGGTAGTGAAATAAGAAGCTTCAAGGATGCAATTTATCAAATATGGCTGCCTCAGGCAATCTTTCTGGGAATCCCGGAAGAACGCTTTTGGCAGCTGAATCCTCGCAAAATGAAGCCTTGGAAACGGGCGCATGAACTTCGCTTAGACTATGATGATTTTAAGGCATGGATTTCCGGACAGTATATCATGATGGCCGTAAATGCGGCGTGGAATGGGAAAGCTGATGTTTACCCGAAACAGCCGTTCGGTCAGATGAAAGATGCTCAGGAGAATCCAGAAAACCATGACTATCAGTTGGATGCATTGAAGTTCTTGCAGTATTGCAAGGCTATGGACGATGAATTTGATGATTTAACAAAGAAAAAATAGTGTACCGCAGTGTACCACCGGAAGGCTGGTGGTATACCGTGGGAGCTACTATTGAAGAGTTAAGTATTGATATCGTTTCGAATCTTGGGGATGCTGACAAGGCGCTCGATCGTCTTTCAAACAGCCTTTCCAGAATGTCAAATACGCTTGGCGGTTTTGATACCGGCAAGCTTTTTGGCATTTCCAATGGAATTTCCAGCTTAAGTGGTGCAATGCGTGGAATCCAGTCTGTTAAGACCACGGATTTTACGAGGATAGCCAATGGTATTTCCAAATTAAGCGCCGCAGATGGTTCGAAGCTTTCTGCAATTGGGCAGGGAATGCAGAGAATGGCAGCCGGCATGCAGAACATAAGCGGCGTAGCTTCAGCAGCATCCAATATTGCAACTGCGGCATCTGGAATAGCAAAGTTCGGCGGCGTAAAGGTTAATGCTGCTGTTGGGAACATTAATGCGCTTGCTCCAGCGCTGACTGCGCTCAATAGCTCTGTAGCGAATTTGGGGCAGTTCCCGGACATTTCCCAGTTTGTCACAACAATTTCGAAACTGGGTAATAAATCCGTAGGAAATGCAATCAGCAATCTTCCGAATCTGGCAAATGCCCTTAATCAAGCTATGCAGACGCTTTCCACGGCTCCTAAGGTAAGCCAGAACGTCATTTCTCTGACAAATGCACTGGCGAATCTTGCGGCGCAGGGCGGCAGGGCCAGAACGGCGGCAGCGGGTCTTTCCACAGCATTGAACGGAATATCAACGTCCAGTAGGCGGGGAGTTTCCGGGGTAAATTCCTTTACGTCGAGTATCCGGAACTTACTGGGGGCTGCGGGTATTTATCTTGGAATCCGTCAGCTGATGCAATTTGGAAAGCAGTGCCTTGAATTTGGTTCCAGTCTCACTGAGGTGCAGAATGTTGTTGATGTTGCTTTTGGCAACATGGCAAACGCCGCAAATAATTTTGCCGCGAATAATGCGCAAAAGTTTGGACTGTCTGAACTGGCTGCGAAACAGTACAGCGGCGTTTTAAAGGCCATGTACAATTCTCTGGGTGTTAACAATGCGCAGGGAACAGAAATGGCCCTTGGGCTGACCAGTCGCGCCGGTGATCTGGCTTCTTTCTACAATATCGATTCAAAAGACGCTTTCGCAAAAATCCGGTCTGCGGTATCTGGTGAGACAGAGCCAATGAAGCAGCTGGGCGTCAATATGAATGTGGCGAACCTGAATGCCTATGCTCTGTCAAATGGTTTCGGGAAACTGTACGACAAAATGAGCTTGGCAGAACAGGCCATGCTCCGGTATCAGTACATTATGTCCACGACAAACCAGGTATCTGGCGATTTTGAACGTACGTCCGGCTCTTTTGCAAACCAGTTGAGGATTTTGCAGCTGAATTTCCAGTCATTCTCAGCAACGATGGGACAGGGCTTTATTAATGTGATCGTCCATGTTATCAGCGCCCTTAATTCCCTCCTCGCACATCTTCAGACGGTTGCCAATGCTTTCCGCGCCTTTACTGCGCTCATTTTTGGCGATAACTCTGCGCAGGCTGGGGGCGGTGGAATCGCAGATGAAATTACGGGCGCTGCCGGTGCTGCGGATAATCTGGCAAATAATCTGGGTGGAGCTTCAAAGGCTGCAAAAGAACTGAAGAATGCCACAATGGGCATTGATGAATTGAATATTGTTTCTCAGGATGATACCAGCGGATCAGGCAGCGGCGGAGCTGGAGGCGTCGGCGGCGCGGCAGTAGATTATGGAACGTTGAGTGAGGGCACAAGTTTTATTGATGATCTCAACTCAAAGCTTTCAGAGATGCTGGATCTTCTGGAACCTACCACCAATGCGCTGAAAAAATTGTGGGATGAAGGTCTGTCAAAATTAAAGGACTTCACATTTGGCACACTTCAGGATTTCTATGACAAGTTCCTTAAACCTGTGGGACTGTGGACATTAAGTGAGGAAGGCTTGCCCCGGTTTATCAATATCACCAATGATATGTTAAACCGGATTAATTGGACACGGTTACAGGATAGCTTACGGAGGTTTTACGAACAGCTGGCAAGGCTCACAAAACTGGTATTTACAAGTTTACTTGATTTTTACGAAGAGTTTTTAGTCCCGATTGCCGCATGGACTTTAGGTGACGCTTTACCACGTTTAATTGATGTTATTACAAATCTTTCAGAAAATATAAACTGGGAAGGGCTTGTATCCTCTCTTAAGAATTTGTATGAAGCCCTGTCTTATTTTGCCATAGGCATAGGAGAGGGGCTGGTATCCTTTGTTGAGGGTTTGGCTAGGGTACTTACTCCTGCAATCAGCGGAGCGGTAGATTTGCTGTCAAAGGCCCTGAATGGTATTGCTGATGCTATAAAGTTAATTCCGGAAGGAACGTTGGCTGCTGTTGGCGGAGCTATCGGAGGGCTGGCAACAGCAATTCTGGCTTTCAATGGAATTTCTGCAGCTATTACAGCGATTGAAAATGCAGGAAAAGCCTTCAGCGGGCTTTTGGCAGCTGCGGCGGCAAATCCTGTGCTTGCGTTGGCAGGGGCGTTAGGTGCGCTTGCAGGTGCCTTTATTGCCATGGAACAGAATTGGTCAAACCAGGTGGCAGAACAGTTCTTGCAGTTCCAGCAGAGCATAGGCTCAAACACTTCGGATGTGCAGGCGGCTGCGGATTCGCTCTATGAGCTGGCAGACAGCAGTTCCAGAATTGTAGCATCAGCAGAAGCAGATGCAAAGCAGTTAGATACGCTGAAAGAAGCATATTTCAGGTTGGCTGACCAAACCTATTTAACAGCTCAGGATCAGATTGAATTAAAAGAATATGCACAGCAGCTGATTGATAAATGCCCTGAATTAAAGAGCATGATCGATCAGACTACGGGACGATATTCAGCGCAACGAGAAGAGCTTGAGAAAGTTATCAAAAAACACGAAGATTACATGATGGCGATGGCTTACAGTCAAGTCGTTAGCGAATATTCTACGGCGCTTGCAAATGCGAATGTCGAGCTGGAAATTTCCAGTCAGAAATGCGAAAGAAATAGAAAGGCACTAGAAGACCTTAGAGAAAATCACGAAAAAATGATTGATTCAAACCGGCTTGAAGCTGATTTGATGGTAGAGTACCAAGATCTACTTGATGAATATAATATTACAGTAGATGAATCTGGAAGGGTTACTGCGGCGGTAGCCGAGCAGATTGTATTTTACGAGAATGAACTGAGGCAAAGTGAAGAAGCTCAAAGAAATTGCAAGGTGGCTGTGGAAGAAGCAACTGCTGCACAAAAAGTAGCCCAAGATCAACTTAAGCAGTACGAGGGCGCTTATCAGGAGTTTTTCGATACAACTCAAAATGCAGACTGGGGTAAGATGGTCACTGATGCAACCAAAGCTATAGATGATCTTGGCGGTGTATTTGTAAACGGGAAACAGGTAGTGGGGCCTGAGGCTGTAGCTCTGTATCAGGAAATTATTGATACATTTGGAACACTTGACAAGGATATGCACGAACTCGGCAATCGTGGAATGGTGCAGTTTGGCGCTGGAGGAAAAGCCGGGGTAGCCGAAGCTGTACCAACTATGACAGAAGAGCTGTGGTCTCAAATTGAAGCGGCTTATGCTTCTGATGGATACACAGTCGCTTATGATGGTGGACGCCTCATTGTTACAGGAACAACAGACGGAATGGTAGAAGAAAGCGCTGTTTCTACTCCGGAAGCAACCAATGCTATTATCGAAAATGTTGAGCAGGGATTGTCTGGTATGGGCGAGATCGGAAGCAATGCCGGAAAAGCTGCCATAGAGGGTGTAAACCAGTCTATCAATGATAATGCCCAGACTACTCAGGAACCGGTTAAGAAATGGGCAGATCTGACCAGAGAGTATTATACGAACAAGCAGTATGGCGGTGTTAATGCTGAGACATTCGGAAAGGCTGCTACTGATTCCGCCAGCGGTTTCAATAAGGAAATCAAGGCAAGAACCAAGGACTCTCAGGAACCTATGGAAACATGGGCAAAGAGTTCGAGAGATTGGTTTACCGGGCAGGACGAGAACCAAGGCATCAATGCTGTATCATGGACAAAGTTTGCTGAAAATATCATAAAAGCCTTTGACAATAAGATTCTTGAAAGTTATATCGAGACGCAAGGCCCGATGGAAACCTGGGCAAAGAATATCCGTGAATGGTTCTGGGGAGATTCAAATCCGGAAGGAACCGGAGGGATGTACGATGCCTTCTACAACATGGCAAGACGAATCAACGAGGGCTTTGCGCAGGGCATTTCCGATTTTGCTTATATGGCAAAAGACGCAATCCGTAAGTGGGCGCGGGAAGCCATGGAAGAGGCAGAAGAAGAATTTGACATCAATTCTCCTTCAAAGCGCTTCTGGCAGATGGGTGCTTATGATATTCAGGGCTTTAACAACGCGTTTGCAGATCTGGGCGGAACAACACAGGCGGCAATTGACAAATGGGCTGGTGGGCTGAGTGTGCCTGCGCTGGGTCTTGATCTGGCAAATGATTACGGTAAGTATGTACCGAATTATGGGCAGGACTTTATCAACAGCTATGGATCCATGAAAGGCGTGATAGAGGGACGGGCAAGGGTATCTATGGAATCTTCCGATAGCGCTCTTATATCCACGTTGTTGCCCTATCTGGAAAAGCTGGATAAACTGGATAGCCTTGAGAATTTGGAATCTATGCCAGAGCAAAAAGAATTATTGCAGCAGATTGCGGATAAGGATACCGAAGTTACGATGAACGGCCGAAGGATGAATGAGGAAATGGTGCGGACGAACCGCAGGAAGGGATTTTCCTTTACCCCGACATAATTATTTACAATCCCTCTTTTCAATGGTATCATATAAGATATATTGGGAAGGGGGAGTTTTTATGAAGAAAATTTTTATAATTGTTGGACTTTCTATGGTATTGCTGTGCGGGTGCGGAAAAGAAAATGATTCAAATGCTGGTAAAGTTGAATCAGAAATAAGCGTAGAAGCAGCACAGAGCGAGGAAAAAGAAAGTTATGCAGAGATCAAATCGGATAAATCGTTAACACCAGATGAATCCTATGAGATTTATATTTCTGACGTAATGGATACCGTTAAAAAAATGGACGCCAGTGATGAATTGACAGAAATGATGGTTCAGAAACTGGGAGCGTCTTATTTTGAAGTTCTTGATCTAAAAAAGGATAACTGTATGGATAGTCAATACTATATTGATTTTTTGCTGGGGTCAGGATATTGCTCTGTGAATTTCGGGGAAAATACTATTGGACACGAGATGGGGGAAGCTGGTTTAAAAGCTATGAAGAGTTTGGTTTTAGGAGACGGGGATTTCCTAAAACATATGGGAGAATTTAAATCCTTGTACGAACAAGGAGGATCAACTATTTTGTCAAAGAACATGGTTGGGCCAGGTCAGTATAAGGTAGGAACTGATATAAAACAGGGTGAATATGTTTTACTTAGTGAGAACGGAATGGGATATTTTGCTTTAACAACTGACGGAAATGGTAATGATATTATAACAAATGATAATTTTGAGTATAATTCCATGATAATTGTTGACGAAGGTGAATATTTGGAATTATCACGTTGCAAAGCCATTCCGCTTGACGAAGCGAAAAATCTTCCAATAGATAAGGCAAATATGTTTAAAGTAGGAGTTCATCTTCCAGCAGGAGAATATAAACTTCAGTCTGATACAGGAATGGGTTATTATTGCGTCTATAATGATGGCAGACACGATGACATTGAAGCCAACAATAATTTTGAGGGTCAGTCATACGTGAGCGTAAAAGAAGGTCAATACTTACTGCTTTCCAGATGCCATATTGTTGAATAATTATCTGCAATTATCAATCGAAAAGGTTATAGTTTCACTTAATCAGTTTACATCCCCTTCGTAATGAGATATAATTTCTATATTAAATGCGAGGGGGATGATTTTATGGCATTAATTAAATGCCCTGAGTGCGGGAAGGAAATAAGCGATAAGGCCGAAAAATGCCCTAATTGCGGTTATCCAATCTCTAACCAATCAAAGGCGAAAGATGAATACGATAATTTATATTCAGCGGCAAGAGCTTTTTCTAAACCAAAAAATTCTAACAAGTCAGAAGAGAAGAAAGAGATATCGTCAACAGGACGCATGGTTGTTGGAATTATATTCATAGTTTTATCTGTTTTTACGCTTTTTCAATCCTGCGCAGCAGGAATTTCAAATGTATTAGGTGACGGAACCGGATTTGATGGAACACTTGGAGCTTTCTCGGCAATACTTATGTTAATTATTGGAATTGTTAGTATCGTTACGAGAAAAACTTCAAATTCTATTGTTCCGTTAATAATGGGTATCATTCTTGTGGTTTATGGGTATTCCATAGCGTATGTATACAATGGAACATTTAAAGACTTGAAAATATATGGCATGTTGATGATGATCTGTTCTTTAGTTTACTTTTTTGGTTTTAAGAAGCTTAGGAAGAATAGGGGATAAATTGGAGCCTTATCTTTTGTCAGCAATAAAGCCGCAGCAAGGTTTTTCTTTCACATAGACATAATTATTTACAACCCCCCTCCTGTGTGATATACTTTTTACAATAAATAACATAATGGAGGGGGATTTATAATGAAACTAAAATTTGCGATTGTAATTGCGGCAACAGTATCACTTTCAATGAGTATACCTGTCTATGCTGAAGAGTGGAAACAAGATTCGGTTGGATGGTGGTACCAGATGGATGATGGAAGTTATCCTTCAAATCAGTGGAAAGAAATTGCAGGAAAACAGTATTATTTTGGAAGCGATGGATATTTGCTGGTAAGCACCACAACACCAGATGGAAAATCAGTAGGAGCGGATGGAGCATTGATTGAAGATAGCAAATCAGAAGCTCCTGTTCTGAATGTAAATTCTTACCAGTCGATTCTTGATTATTATACATGGAAGATCGAAAATGCTGTTCCTGGATTAATTGCTGAATATAATGCAGAGGCTGCCAACAATACAGGAGGGCTACAAGGTTTAGCTGAAATAAGCAACAATAAGGTTGTGAAATTGGCTGAAATAGAAAGTGATGGCGTTACGGAGATGGCAAAACTATATTATAGATCAGGGTCAGGTAAATATAGCGAGTATGAAGAATGGGCAATGAAACTGTATGATGTATATTCTGACGGAGCAATGAAAATATATGATGCATATATGGATTCTGCCATGTAGAAAATAGTGGTATAAGTAAAAGCCGCCAGTCGGGCGGCTTTTACTTATTATATAGTGAATTATTGATTTTACATAAGTGCAATAATGCATATAGTTTTATTTATTGAAATTATCCCCAAATTAGTGTATATTATATCCATAAGGTCGCTCATTCGGGGCTTGTAATTGCCCGGATTGGGCGGCTTTTTCTGCCTGTTTTAACAGGCAAATCGACTTTTAGTGTACCTCAGAGTACCAGTTAATCGTAACAGGTTAATTGGTGCTCTTTTTTTGATTGGTGGTGATTATTTTGGCAGCAATGATTTATATAAACGGAAAAGCGTTCCCATATCCGGCCCGTGGGTTAGAGATGATCGTGTCTACGATGGTTGATTCTGGCCGTAATGCCAACGGTGAAGTGGTAGGGCAAAAAGTGGGCCGAGATAATTACAAGCTGAACAATTTGGTTTGGCCGTATTTGGATGCAAAAACCTGGTCTGAGATGCTGAAGGAATTTACGAACTTTTTTGTCATAGCAAAGATTCCGGATATGGTCAACAATGATTGGATTACCATCAAAATGTATCCGGGAGACCGAAGCGCAAAGCCGCAGTGGATTGATAAGAAAACCGGACTTCCGACTCATTATGTGAATTGTAAAGTAAATATAATCGACTGCGGGGTGATTGAGTAATGCTGTCAATGCCAACGGAATACAAGCAGTCGATGGACAATGATAGGCGTAATCAGTCCTACATGGTAGTGACCATAGGCATTATCAATCAGGTAGCGCAGAAAAATGCCGTCGTTGTGGAAGATCACGGTGCGAAATACTGTTACCTCTCGAACCTCACCCGACTGCTGGATAACTACGATGTGGAGCTGGAATACGCCACATGGGAGCAGGACTGGTTTAAGGCGGACGGCTCCATGGTATTTCCTCCGCGTCCGGAAGAAGCAGCTTATCTGTATAACAACGGTGCCATATCCGATGATCTTCTGGGGCCGATCTGCTTTAAATTTGGAGATACCTATGACATCCGCGGCCTGACCATCAACTTCGGCAGGAATTACCCGGTGGATTTTACGATCACCAACGGCACCACAACAAAGACCTATACCGGCAACACCTTAAGCTACTGGACTACGGACGATATCTTTGACGGGACGGATTATCTGCTTATCACGCCTACGAAAATGGTAAACGGTCAAGGGAGGCTCCGAATCCAGAAGATCTTTATGGGCATCGGCGTCAGTTTTGAAAATAAAAAAATCCAGAAATCCACCAAGACGGAATATATCAGTCCGATCACAGAGGAGCTGCCGACGCTGGACTTTACGCTTCAGATCGAAAACTATGGCCGTATGTGGGATGTGGAGAATGAGACCAGCGCCATCAACTATCTGGAGGTGGGGCAAGAAGTAACAGTCCGTTATGGCTATGAGGTTGTGGACGGCGGCCCCATTACCTGGATGGACGGGTGTGTCTGCAACCTGGCCGACTGGGAAGCGGATGACGCTGCTATGAGCTTTTCGGCCAAGGACAAGATTGATGATCTGGACGAGATCTATTACCGGGGCCTTTATCGATCCGAGGGAATCTCCCTGTATGATCTTGCGGCGGACGTGCTGACAGATGCGGGGCTGGACAGCCGGAAGTATGAGCTGGACGAGTATCTTAAGACGGTAACGGTGTACAATCCGCTGCCCTGCGAGACGCACAAAGCCTGCCTGCAGATCATCGCCAACGCCGGGCGGTGCAAGCTCTATACGGACCGGGAAGGGAAAATCTGCGTTAAGGCAGCCTTTGTTACGGTCATCAGCCCGGAGCGTATGCAGGTGCAGTCCGATGATGCCGCGCCATGGAGCAACCTTCCGTCCGTGGTAAACGGCTCCACAAAATACGAGTACGCCACATGGAGCCAGGATCATTTCCGGGCGGATGGTACCATGTATTTTCTGCCGCGGGAGGGAAACTATCTGCCGGCAGGATTTATATCACAGGCGGTAGCGGATGCAGACGGGAACTTTGAGAGTAACCCGAAGTTTACCATCGTTCTGGAGGCTGCCATGGTCTACTACAGCCTGAAGCTAAATTTTTCCAGCCTTCCGGCACAGGGAGTGACCATACACACCTATTTTGAGGGCGAACTGAAGGAAAGCTATGTGGTTCCGGGGCCGTTTGAGAAAGAGAACCTGATAGAGCATGAGTTTCCGCAGTTTGACACGATCGCCTTTGAGTTTACGAAAGCGCAGCCCAACAGCCGCATTTTTGTGGAATCCGTGGTATTCGGTGACGTGACGGACTATTACATGGACTACAGGGTAATGACCAAATATCCGAAGGGCATCCAACAGGAGAAGGTTGCGCGGGTGGACGTTATCCAGAACATTTACGGCCTGACAGATGAGGTGAAGAACATCTTTCAGGAGACCGTGGATGTCACGAACTGCGACAGCTACACATTTTACTTTACTGAAGCGTCCTATGATGTGGTGGCTTATGTGGATGGCGTGGAGCTGACGATCACAGCCGGCAGCAGTTACTTTGTGACCGTGGACGTGTCGGGGCTGACCGGGGAGCATGAACTTACGGTGGACGGAAAGGCTTATATCGTGACCAATAAGATATTTTCCAAAGCCATTAATTCCACCGGCACAATTAAAGAGTGGAATAACCCGCTAATCAGCGAAGATAGCCTTGCATCATTGCAGGCGGACTGGCTGGGGAATTATTACGGCAACAACGTGGAGTACGACATCGGATACCGCGGAGAGCCGAGGCTGGATGCAAACGATATCGTATTTCTGGAGAACAAATACAAGGACGGATTGCAGGTGCAGATTTATGAGCACAAGCTGAATTTTAACGGTGCACTGTCCGGCACGGTAAAAGCCAGAAGGGCAGTAAGTCAGGAGGGATAACATGGCAAGAGACCCAAACGCAAGCTATGAAGGAAAGAACCAGAGGACGCCGATCAGCATAAAGCAGATGCAGGAGCAGATTAAGGAGCTGCAAACGCAGCTGAATGCGGCGCAGGAAACCATCACTCAATTAAATAGTGATCTTACTCAAAGACCAAAATATATTAAGATTTCATCAATGGACAGCATTCAAAATCTGCACAATTTATGTGATCTTCAAGTGACACATCCGGTATGGATATACTCATCAGTAATGTCAGAAGTTTTTGGCTCAGTTGCCTATGGTTTTGGCATTGCGTGTAAGTTAACAGACTCCGTTGTTGATGTATTTGTCGAAGGGGGTGTAGGAAACATATACATTATCAGAGTAACCAGTGGAACACTTGGAAAACCCAAAAAACTCAATGCAACAGAATATACGATTTCCTCCTGATACAGAAAAAATTACTCATACGAGATTTCAAAGGTTTCTACGGTCAGGAAGAAGCCGTATGACCAAGTATTAGCCGTGATCGTATACTCCGGCTCAGAGTAAGTACATTTCCAACCTTTGTAATTTATAAGCTCGCTCATCCCTCTATACGGTGTAAGTATGGCGGCAAAGGGATTGCCGTTTTGCTCCATAAACAAAAAACCCCAGATATGCGCTCCTGTAGTAGTGCTGGTGCACTTTAACTTGATCGTGGTTTTTGAGTCTGTCCCGACGTAGTATATGTTCATTTTGTTATAGGACTTATTTATTAAAGCCTGTGCTCCTGCTATGGTCGCATAATTTTTCAAATCACTATAAAACTGAGCGGCTGAAAGAGAGGTAGTCACTATGATAACCATAAAAAAGGGTAACTTTAATAAGCCCTCCGGCAGAGGCAATCATAAAAGGAGAGTGATACATAATGGCCTGGCAGACGCCAAAAACAGATTGGAAACCAACTGATACGTATAATATTGGCGATTACAAGCGGTGGATCGATAATATCGCCTATCTGCATGAACTGGCGCAGGAAGTGTATAAATCGTTTGCGCTGGCTGATATGGGGCCGTATCAGACTTATAAGGGTATGCCATATGCGGATGAATTTAATGCTTTAGAGGCCAATCTCGCATCTCTATGCAATAATACTTATCCGTTTTCTATAGGTGAAGCGAGAACTTATTACACCAATCAGCCCGCAATCAACTGGCAGGAGGTAAACCGTATCGAATCAGCCAGCCTGCTGATCTACAACAACCTGACCGGGCAGATTGCAGGGCGGCAGAGATTATCAATTACGTTAGGAGGTGCAAAACCGCTGTGAAAAATGACTGGAAAGACGATATATTTTCGGGGACGTCCAGAAAGTATACCATGACCAATAACGACGATGGCACGGTATCATTTGCGGACGCCACAGAGTATACGCAGCAGGGGGATATTCTGGGGGCCAAGGAAATGAATGAGATCGGTGACGAGGTAAACCGCATTCAGGATGCCACAGATGTGACATTCCCGGCAAGTGGATGGACAGGCTCAGAAGCCCCATATGAGCAGACTGTATCCGTAAATGGCATCACAGCCGATGATAAACCGGTACAGGGCGTAAAATACCCGACCGGATGCACCGCAGCGCAGATGTCGGCCATTAAAAAGGCCGTAGGCTACATATATGATCTTGAAACCGGGGACGGAACCGTAACGCTGCGGGCAGTAAAGAAACCAACAACTGACTTTACGCTCAGCCTGAAAGGAGTGAACTGATTATGGCACATGCACCTATTACACTGGGCAGTGGTGGAGGATACGGAAGTGATGATTGCACTGGAACCCTTGATTATGTGGTATCTGGAAAGACTGTGATTGCAAAAGACAGTGACGATGAGCCCGGAACAGGACGAATGACTGTAAACAGCTTACTGTCTTTTAGCTTAGCCGCCTATTCTGGCCGAAGAGTGCTGGCCAAGTGGCAGAATCCAAAGGCGGCGACAGGGAGACCGTACAGCGGCGTATATATCCGCTACAGCACCAGCGGATATCCGGGCAAAACCGGAGGCACTCAGATTTACAAGGGTGCTGGAAGCAATACGTCATCCGGCGGGCAGTCGCAGGCATATCTTGATCTTCCGGCGCTGAGCACCAAGTATTACCTAAGTATTTATCCATATGTCACTTGCAGCGTAAACGGTGTAGCGAGTGAGCTGACAGGCACTGTCATAAACGCCACAGTGACAACAAGTGCTCCATTACGTGTCGTTATAAAATCAGACCAGACATATACCATCCCATCCGGATACAAAAAAATGGATATCTGCGCAGTTGGAGGTGGAGAAGCTGGCTTTGCAGGAGATGGATACAAAGGATCTGAGCAAGGCTGGTCTGAGGGCGGCCCGGGTGGTGACGGCGGAGAAGTTGTAAACGTATTAGATATCTCCATCTCTGAGGGACAGCAGATAGCCGCTATTATCGGAGCGGGAGGAACATCGAAAACCAAAGGCCCTGGCTCAACCACGGTCACAAGGAACGGGGTAACGCTTGCCACTGCACGGGGCGGTTACGGCAGCTCCGGAGGTGACGGGGGATACTTATCGGAAAACTCGAAAAATGGATATATAAGATCACCAGAAAAGGGCTCTGATGGAGTCAGAGCGTTTGGAGACAGCAACGAAACTCAATATGGCCCCGGTGGTGGAGGAGCAGCTGCCACAGGAATGTATTTCGGAGAACGGGAAGGAGCCGCTGGCGGAAAAACCGGAGGCGGTAAAGGTGGAAATGCCGGGCCAAGTTGTACAAACGGTGCTGACGGAACTGCAAATACGGGAGCTGGAGGCGGTGGTCAGGCAAATTATGTAAATGTTACAGATCATTTTTGGGGTGGAATTGGTAAAGGCGGTTCGGGCGTAGTTGTACTCAGACTCAGGTAAAGAAAGGAAAATGGGAAATGATAGCTCATGAGATTTTTGCAATAATCAGCGAAGGGATAGTCAAAAATATCAGCGTATCATACAGCTATGATGATGCAGACAGAGTGGCAAAATGCGTATACGGTGATGATGCATATGCCATAGACTGTACATATTGTGACTGCCAGGAGGGAGATACCTATGCGGACGGTACGTTTTATGGGCCAGACGGCACAGCCAGAACTTGGCTCCCAAACACAGAGCAGCGGCTTGAAATGCTTCAGGCTGAAAATCAGGAGCTGAAAGAAGTAAATGACGAGCTTACCATAGCAGTGGCAGATCTGATAGGAGGTGCAGAGTAATGCTGAGCAACATCCAGAAACACATCATCATCCGGGCGTTGAAAACCCGGAAAGCAGCCGGAGAGAATCCGGAAGAAATCCTGGCAGGCTACAAAAACCTGACCGAAGAGGAAAAGCAGGAGATCCTTGCAGAGCTGGGAGAATAAGGAGGGCACCCAAATGGATGAAGCAATCAAGGCAGAATTCGAGCGGCTCCGGGACGAGGACACGCGCCAGAACCGGAGGCTGGAGATACTGGAAAAGAATGTGGCAGCCCAGCAGCAGATCGCAATGTCGGTGCAGGAGCTTGCATTAAACATGAAGCAGATGTTAAAGGAGCAGGAGAAGCAGGGAGCCAGACTTGACAAGCTGGAAAGGGAACCCGCAGATACCTGGCAGCGCATCAAGATCAAGGCCATTGATACGGCGGTAGGTCTGATCGCAGGAGCAGCGATTACCGGAGTTGCCATTATGGCAGCCCAGTACATACATTAACAGGAGGTGCGATATGAGCGATAAGAGTAAAAGATGGTTAAAGGCAGCAGGTGTGAGAGCGGTAAAGACCATGGCCCAGACCTTTGTAGCCACGGTTGGTACGGCGGCAATCATGAGCGAGGTCAACTGGCCGGCGGTAGTGTCAGCGTCAGTGCTGGCAGGCGTATTGTCATTGGCAACGTCGGTGGCCGGTTTACCGGAGGTTAAAGAGTAAAGGAGGTGATCCTTTTATCTCCCGGCCGCAGGGTCAGAGCGGCGTAAAACCATAAATTGAAATCAGAAAGAGAGGTACTTATTATGACAACAGACAAGCATGCATGCAAAAATGAGACTACAGGCCCGGCATTTGACGAAAAGCTGAAGCAGCCCACACCGTATATGCACAAGGATCACCCGGCAAGCGAACCGCATCCGGAAATCCATGAGAGCGGCGTAGGGGGGCCATCTGACCGGAATAACAACGGCATCGACGACAGCAAGGAGTAGTTGCGACGTCGCAACTGTTGCACCGGTACAACTGTGCAGGCACGGGTAATCCTGGGCCTGCTTAAAATAAGGAGATGATCATTATATGACAGCAAACGAAAAGCGCCAGTCGGTAG